CAATGCTTTTACCGTCGCCAAAATGCACCTCTAAATCCTTTAATTTTGCGTCCTGTATATCTATTTCAGTAAGTTTAAATCTATCTTTTTTTATTACATATTCTGCTTGTAATAAAGCTTTTTTACGTTTTACTTCCAAATACTTCTTATACCGTTTATCTAGTCCGAAAGTGGCTAAATATTCGTTATACAACCGCATCCAATTAATTACATCATTCGCTTTATTCCCTCTTCCATTCCTCACATACTCCAATTGTCCGTTGTTACATTTAATCCAGTTGTAAAGTGGCATTTCATCAATCGAGCCCCAATACTTTTCGGGCATAAATGATATAATTCTCTTTAATTTTTTCCACATATTTACTTAAATTTTCCTCTGTTAAATTTAAAATGTTCAAATCCCACCAATCCTGATTTTGCATTTTTGCGTAATCGGCATTTATTACTATACCATCCCTTAGCACTTGCACGAACATCGAGCGAAAAAATTCCCCTGTATCGTTCAAATCGTAGGGGTCGCCCTCTTGCTTTCTGCCCTCGCTTAATATTTCAGTCCAATAACTATAAGTGCCTATTTGTAAACCTTGACTATCAACACCTTTTTCAATCAATTGTTTATCTTGAATTAACTTAATAATCATGGTTTTTAGTTGTGCATCATGGCTTTCAAACCATGTGACCACGTCCATTAGTAATACGTTTTTTCTTAACAAAACATCAATTGCAGTTTTTCCAATCATAATACTTACAAATGTACAAAAAAAAGGGAGCATTTCGCCCCCTCTTTTATTTGGTTTTTCGTGTTTTTTTTACTGGTGTTTTTGGGTTTGCTTTTTCCCACGCTTTTTTTACAAATTTTTCGGGTACATTATGGAGGTTACTAATAGCAACCTCCAAATCTATACCTTTTAATTTTTCAATATCAAACGTGGTACGTCCTAGCTTCATTATACTGTTACCGTTGCACTACCCGAAAAACCATTTTTAGAAACGCTTACTTTAATTACATCCCCAGCAGTAGCCGTGTTAGTCGCAAAGTTTAACGAATATGTACCGTCTGGAGTTTCTGTAACGCTATCAGGTGCAAAAGTATCGTTATCCGTTACATTCGTAATACTCCAATCAGCTAACTGGTCTGCGCCAACATATTTAATTTTGTTTACAGCAGTACCATAGTCTAATTTCGCGCTAAAAGTTGCTACCGTAGTTGTAGAAGCTAAACTGATTAAATTTACATCCTTTAAACCCTCTAAAGTAGTAAAATCAATACCAGCTTCTTCAACACAAATCATGTACATTGTACTTTCATCGAATAAACGGTCAAAGTCAAAACCTAGCATAATCTTTTGAGTTGTGCTATCGGTAGCAAACGCAAATTTTGGGTCAAACGATTGATTATCTACTGGAATTGGATATAAATACCCTCCTACCTCTGAACCAATCAAATTACCATTTACATCAACTACATAAACCCCAAAGTCAACGCATCTTGAATTTTGCAATTTACCTAATAATGTTGGTGTGCTATCTTCTGCCCATAATTCCCCAGCGAAAGACCTTTTACCTTGACGCAAAAATACCATTCTACCCGAGTTTGCTTCTTCAAACTGGCTATCTGCTTTAGGTAATTCAACATTTTCAAAAGCTGGTAAAGGAAACCAACGCTTTGAAGCATCCGATTGATTTACTAAATTTGACCATGTTGGCAAAGTAGTAGATAAATCAATTCCATTTTTAACGCTATCGTTATCAAAAATAGGCACTAAAATTAAGCTCGAAGTGATACCAAAAAGAGGTACCCAATTCGGTCTTCCTGTGTTGGATAAACCAACATTACAATTACATCCTGTCATTTTATTTGTTTTTTAACATTTACAATTTTCTTTATATCGGGATAAATTCAACTCCAATGCAACTCCCGATAAATTGGCATCTAATACGTTTTGTAACACTCCTTTATCGTTTTCAACACCAAAGCGCGAAAAAGTTTTGTAAGTGAAATTTTCAACTGTTTTATATTTTCGGTTTTGCTCGACAACTCTTAAAAATTCATCCATTAACTTTTGCATAGGTTTAACAACTTGTTCGCGGTGGTCTTTAGTGTAGTATTGGCTCGGGTCTGTTTCATCTAAGAAAAACAATCGTAATTGCATATCCTTTTCAATTGAAGACATTTTGCCATATCCTGTTTCGCTGATAACTTCCAATAACCAAATTAAAGGTAGTTTTTCGCTTAAATCAGGACTTACCATTGTCCATTCGTTGTTAGTTGCAATCTTCGTTCCTGTAATGAAAAAAGGATTAGATAAGTAAATAATATCTGTTGGCTCATTGCCATTTATTAAGGCTTGTAACTCTACGTAATTATCCGTGCTTACATCCTTAATCAAATATTCGTTTTCTTCTTCATCCGTTACAAGTTTTCCAACACGCGCCCATTTAGTATTGCAAGTAATAAAGTGCTTAGTAATGGGGTCATAACTTCCATTAACACTATTGTTCATTGCTTCAACTAAATCGCGTACATACTCACTTGCTTCCATTATATCCAGTTTGCGTAAGATACCTTTACTCCATTAAATTTCAAGTAATCCTTTGAATTATCACAAATAAATTTCTGTATAGTCTTGTAAGTTTTTACAGCTTCATTATAACGTGTATAAATCATACTATTTAAACTACTTACATTCTCGGAATTTTCGCCCATTTGTCGAACATTTCCACTAACAGCAACCGTATTTGTTAAATCCTTAAGATACTGAAAATAAATAAATCCTTTAATCATCTCAAGCATACCCTCCGAAATGTAAACCGTACAATTAACATCATCATATTCAAAGGCTTCAAATATGGCTAAATACCTAGCATCTTGAGGAACACCAGCTACTAAATCGGCACTAAAATCTTTAAATAATTCTGCACCCAATAACTTTACAAGATATTGACGCTCGTACTTATCAATATAAGCCTGTATTTTAGTGCTCTCATACATTCCCTTATGAAGCTCATATTTACCTTTTCCGAAGTCGTTAAACGTGATATTAAGTAGGCTCATTTTTCAGTTTATTAAACCCCCTCAGTAATAGAGGGGGTGTTAATTTTTGCAGTTGATTTTTTCTTTTTAGTGCTTTTACACTCCTTACACTCTTCTTCACAATTTGCGCCACATTCCGATAAAACAGCAATAGAGTTCATTAACATAAAGTAAGATTGGCTTTCTGTTACCTCGATAACCTCGCCTTTCTTCTTACCGTTAAAATCTCTAATTAATTTTACTTTCTTCATGGCTTAATTGATTAAATAGCTGTAATATCAGTTAACGCTTGTGCAATATCCGTACACTTCATAAAAGCATCTTGGTTTATTTGCGCCACATGGAACTGTAATCTTTCAACTACTTTTAACGTTACAATTTCGTGCTCGAAATTATCGTTGTTTTCGTAAGACATTTCTAAAGTAGCTCCTTGTCTGTCCAAAATCTCGCCTTTTGTACTATCAAACACGTATAAAGTGTTAGCTCCTACTGACGGATGTGTTACGATACGCATACCGTTTAAAATTCCGTCACCGCTCATAACGAAATTAGGTAATAAATAGTCGCCCTCGCTGTTTTTTTGGTGCATGAATTTAACGTAATCGTTATAGTTCATTACAATAGTATCAGCATTCCAACTGTTTTCTTGTCCAAAAGTGTAAATTTGCGCTTTCATTGCAGCAGTTAACTCGGCTAAAGTTGCACTTTGAAATGCACCAGTATAAGGAGCTAAAACGTTTGCAGGGTCAAACTCGGACGCAATAGCATCAATTGATAAAATATTACCCGAACCTAACAAAATTTCGCTATCTTCTTTTAATTTAACCGATTGGTTAACCAATTGCTCAACTTCTGAAGCTACGAACGCGTAATCATCAATCATATCCAAACATACATCAACGAAATCGCGGATTTTTTGGATTTGAACAGTTCTAGTAACCCACGTTTTTTTCGTGTTACTTGTTGAAGTAGCACAAGCCACAACTACTTTAGCATCTCTAGTAACTGTATCTTCTTCACGATATTTCACATACTCTGTTGAAACAGGAACACGACGGAATAAATCGATAATCCTTGTAGCTCTTACAGGTTTAAACACTGTGTTCGGTAAGAAAGTAGCGTAATCGGTACGTGTACCAATATCCGCTGGGTCTTGTTGCGCTTTAATAGCGATTTCAAACTTTTTGTTTGATTTTAACGCTTCCTTAATTTCAGCCGATTTTTCGGATAAAATCCCTGCTAAAGTTTTTGCCCTTTGCGGTGCATTTTTAGCAACTTCTTTTAAAGCCAAAACAGAACTTTCAAGTTCTACCATTTTTGCTTTTAATTCATGCGAACCGCTGTTTTTTTCAGATAATTCTTTAACCGCTAATAATTGCGATTTTACAGCGTCCATTTCAGCTGCACCAACTAAACCTTTAGTCGCTTCGCCTATTTTCGCTTCAAATTTTGCCACCACTTGCTCGGGTGTTAATTCATTTTCTTGCATTGTTTTTGATTTTTAAGTTTACATTAATTTATTTAATTTGTCCCAGTTAAATTGTGATTTTACATTAACTTGCTCGGGGCTTTCAGCTTTGGGACTTGTAACTGTCGGCATCATTGCAAGGTCAACTAATCGAGAATTTAAGTATTTTAACTTCATTTCCAAATTGTAAAGACGTTCATCCGTGCCTTTACCATTTATCAATGATTTTGTGACTATTTCAATTTCTTTTGCGTATTTTTCTACTAATTGGATTTTATTTTCACTTTTCCCAATAGCTAATACTTCCGTTTCTTCATTAGCTCCAAAGGTAACCGCAGAACCCTCGAATAACTTAACTTCGAATATCTCGAAATTGTCGCCAACCTTACGGATATTATCGGTCATGTACTGGAAGCCTATTGAATGCTCTTTAATTATTCCCTCTTCATAATCTCTTAAAGCATCCTCGCCCTTTGTTGATGTTGAAAGTTTACCAACTGCAAATAAACCTAAATCGTCCTCTTCCAATCGAATAAATTTACCAATTTGATGCTGCCAATCATGGTAACGTAAAAACGCTATCTTCCTGTTACTAGCACTATCAACACCCCTATCCATTAAACTACGCTTAAAAGCACCTTTTATAATAATATCATTATCACTATCCAACACACCGAATTTGCTTAAATACATAGCAACCTCGCGCTTACCCAAAGATAAATCCTTAATCTCGGTAACGCTTTTAGTCTTGTATTGAGTAAAATTTTTATTCATTAAATACGGTTTTATACGCAAATTTACGTAAAAATACGTAATTTTACCAAAACATTAAAAAAAAATATGAATAATAATTTTTGGACTTCGGTTTTTGGCGCAACAAGTGGTAAGAATGATAACTTGTTGAAAATGATACAACGAACAACTAACCAATTTTGGGGGAATACTAAGCCACAATGGGTAGATACAAATAAACCATATGATTTATACATTACAATTCCCGAATTAAGGGCAGTAATTAATAAACGTGCTATTATGATGAGTAGTGGCAAACCTGTACTTTGTGATAAAGAGGGTAATATTATTGAGAGCCATTGGATGTTGGATTTAATCAATAATCCGAACCCTACACAAAGCTGGTCGGATGTTGTTTACTCGTTGGCTGTAAACGATGGTTTATTTAACAATTCATTTGCTTACTGCCCGAAAAGAAGCTTTGATATTCGTAATTTAATTATGCCTTTACCAGCAAATCAGGTTAAAATCGTTGGTACAGGAAAATTTCTTAACCAAATCGACAAAGAGGGATTGATTAAAAATTTTGAATTTTGGTATGATAGCCAAAAAATGGAGAAAATCGAATTACAAGATATGGTGTACATGAACACCCCCGACGGTATTAATTTAATCAATTCGATAAATAGGATTGATACGTTAAAATACCCTTTATCCAATATCATGGCAACCTACAATAAACGTAATGTTATTTTGGAAAACATGGGTGCAATCGGTATTTTATCAAGTAAGAAATCGGATATGGGTGGCTCGTTACCTATGACACCCGAAGAGAAAGACGAAATAAGACAAGATTGGTTGAGGAGGTCAAAGGATAAATTAGTTATGACTGAGGCGGATGTTAGCTGGACGCCTATGTCATACCCTACTAAAGATTTAATGTTGTTCGAGGAATTAACGGAAGATAAAATTGCAATTTGTGATGCTTATGGATTAAGTTACAATTTATTCAGTAATGTAAATGGTGGAACTTTAGCAAATGGTAACGAAGTAAAACAAGCAATGCGTATGGGTTATCAAGATACTATTATTCCCGAAACTGAACAAATGTACGCAACTATTAGCCAACAGTTAGGTTTAACCGCTTTAGGATTGTATTTAAAGCCTGATTTTTCGCATATTGCGGTTTTACAGGATGATATGAATACAAAATCAACCGAAATAATTAGTTTAGTGGAAAAAGGAATAATCGATACAAGTGAGGCACGATTAGAATTAGGCTATCCAGTTAAAGAGGAACAAGAACGAGTTGTACAGGCTTTAAATGGTGCACAAGTTACCTCTATGGTTGAAGTTGCAAGTGCTGTTTCAAGTGGCATTTTAACCCCTCAATCTGCTATCGAAATATTAATTATATCGTTTGGTATTTCTAGGGAACAATCGAGCGCAATTATATCAAGTATAGAGGTTAAACCACCTCAACAAATTTAAAAAAAATTTCTAGGAAATAATCCACGAATAAACGTTGCTAAACCCGATAAACAGTCGGGTGCATCGTCGTGTTTATTTTTACCCTCCTTGCTAAAGCTCTCTACATTACTTATAAATTGATGATAATTTATATTATTTATTTCTAAGAAATGAAAGGAGTTAATAATAAAGGCACTCTCCATTATAATCCTTGTAATCTTGTTGGTAGTATTGTTTACCTGTAAGATTTGCGTTTTAGTTAATTTCTGCAATTGTCGGCTAAACATTGCCCCCATGTTGTTACTCTCTACCCTACAATACTTTACCCCCCATTGATTTAATTTTTCAGCACATAAAGGAAGTGTTATATCGGTGTTTGCTTGGGTAAATACATAATCAACAATATACACTTGGTTGCCGATTATTCCACCAATAACCATTGCTGTAAAATCAGCACCTTGGTCGCTCACGTCAATATAGCCCACATAGCCCTCTATTTTAGTTTTATCAATAGTTTGCACCTTTTTTAAACCACTAAACAACCTACCTTTTAAATCGACTGGCTCTTGCATGTATTCCGCGCTCCAAATATCGGGGTTTATTCTGCTTCGTATTTCCTCGTATTGCTCGGTGCTCATTACGTCCTCGCAAAAGGATTTACCATTGTTGTCTAGTGCTGGAATTACAATACTTAAATCGTACCTATTTTCTTCCATATTTCGACCGATAACATCCTTAACACTCCAACGTGTTCCAATATCAATTCGGCTACAATTACGCTCTAATCTACTATCGTGGGTTGCTTCTTTCCATTGTAAAATCTTATCGTTGCTATTATCACTTATTGCATCTTCAACACCTCTATACAAGTCATCCGTAATTGCTAACTTAGTAGCTCCAAATCCGATAATTGTACCACCAACACCAGCACCGAAATAACCCACTTGTTTACTATAATTTGTATTCCAACCTTGAAGATTTGCCTTATCATCCGACAATCTTACATCTGGAAATACTTTGGAAAACTTTTCGGTTTTTACTACATTTCTAACATCGTAACTGAATTTAAGGTATAAAGTAGCTGTACAGGTGTTTCGCATTATACTTTCTTGCGGTGTTTTGCCAATACTCCATGCGCTAAACAAAGTCGTTATATACGATTTACCCGCTCTTGGTGGCATTGATACAGATAAGCTGTTAATCTTACCCTCTTCTATTAATTGGAAAGCGTCCGCAACTTTCTTTAAAAATATTCGTTTTTGGAAAAATTCCCCATCATAAAATAAACAAAACTCCCAAAAATTTCTTCTTGAGAGTTCCGCCCTTAATAGTTCCTTTATTGCTTCTTTTTTATTCATTTAGCAAATTCTTAATTTCATCAGTAGTTAACCCAGATAAATCAATGTTGGTTTGTTTTTGTTCGATATGTTGCATTGACAACCTCCTTAATTCTTCTTGGTTTCCTATCAACTTCATTAAAGCCATTTGCAAAGCTGGGCTATTGGATTTGTACCATTTTGACCTCATAGACACCTTTAATTCGGTGCGGTTTGTTTCCAGTAATTCTTTTAGCTCGTTGTATTCGTTGGAATTAATATCGAAAAATCTATAAAAAGTTGTTTTATCACATGGTAAAAAAGCAACAATATCCTCAATAAAAAAAAGCTTATGTTTTACAATTACTTCCTTTGCCTGTTCGTGTATTTTTTTCTTATCGTATGCCATTATTTAAAATAATTTATTATATTTGTAAAATCAAATGCGATATTAGTGTAATGGTTGCACGCTTAACAATCCAGTTAAGAGGTAAAGTTCGAATCTATTATATCGCTCTCATTAATAACCTTACGCTCTTGTATGGTTATTTTTTTGCCCTTATACATTCCTGCTCCCATTTCATCTATTTTACTAAATGGCAATATTGGAACGGTTATTTTGCAAGTTTTATCTATTAAATAAATATATTGTAATTGAAACCCTTTTTGAACAACAGCGTTTAATTTCCTTGCATTAGTGTGTGGTGTGTCTGTTTGACTTAATCCTTTATTTCTAAATTCTGCTAACATATATTTATTTGAAAAATTTAATATATTAACAACCTTTCCACTAGGCAAAACCCAATTGTTTTTATTAGTTTTTAATCCTGTTAAAGAAAAGCCACTAGCCCTGTAAATGGTACCATCTCCACACTCACAAGCATTTGAAAAACTTAACAGCCATTTTATTTGTGGAGCGTTTTTTTTAATCAATTTAACACTAATTGCAATACATCTACTTTCTGAATATTTAGGTAAATAGTCATCAAATGCCATTCTATTAAGTTCTAACATTTCATTCCACCCTGTATTTTCTACCAATCCAATAACTGCATTTTTATTTAAAGGACTTCCATAACTTAAAACTCCGTGTAACTTATTATCAAGAAAACAACCAAAATGCAAAGAACTTGTATTACATACCTTGCCACTATAATGATGTTTCTTTACGAACTCATTTGCAATTTTAGACGGTATTACTTTAACGATTATTTCCTTTGCTCTGCCCATTGCATTATTATTAAATAAAGTGCGTTGCCATTTGAATTTTCGTTGCCCATTGTTTCGCTGTATTTATATTCCTCTGTTAGTTTAATATCTGCTATTGCGTTTTGTATTTGTTCCGCTTGCTCGTCTGCAAGTGTAAAAGTCATTTGTTGAAAAGGTGCTTTATCTCCATCTGGCAAAGTAAAATCATCGCCTAACTCATCTGCATCAATATCAAATCCTGGTAAATCCAATCCCCAATCTTCCAACTGCTCAACATCCCATTCATTCGATAACATTTCCCAGTCCCACTCTCCACCGCTAACATTATCTTTGATTATAAACTGCCTTTGTTCATCCTCTGTAAGGTCGTCCGCTTTAATTATCGGCACTTGTTTTAATCCAGCTTCAATACAAGCTTTTAAACGCATATTTCCACCCAATACAATCATATCAGCGTTTACAACTATTGGTCGAATTTCAAGCATTTTCGGAAACTCTTTAATTGAGTTTACAAGTTTTAAAAATTTATCATCCTTAATTATTCTCGGATTGTTCGGGTTATTCTTAACCGTTTTTATATCTACTAAATGAAAATCCATACCAACAAAATTAAAATTAATACTCTTACCAACGCAAATTTAACTATATTCCAACTAGGAAAAAAATCTTTAAATTTAGGGTGTTCGGTGTGTGGCAATAGGGCACAAAATAAACGGTCTAAAGTCCAGATTATGTAAAGTATAGGAAAAAGTAAGTATTTCATGATTTATAGGTTTAGGGTAGTTACTAGGTGGCGCGGTGTAAGAATTTAAAACTATGCGAAAAGAACGAAATGCAACCACCTAATATACTAACAATTAAAACAAAACGTTACAAATTTACGTAATTTATGCTTTATAACCAAATAAGTTAGTAAGCACTTAAATAGTGCGTAGTAGATTAATGTTCTCATAGTATAATAAAATCTGCTATAATATTAATAAATAAACCTATTACAAATCCGTAGAGGAATATAAGTATTTCTTTTTTCATTTTCTTTTATTTTAAATTAATTTAATAACGTTTTTTTTCTATTCCTTGCTAAAACAAAGGGTTTCCTTATTTGACTGTTATTTGATAACTAATTGTTAACGAAATTAAAACTGTCGTTAACGTGGGTGTTACCGAACAGTTTGCTTAATACTTCTGAATGGT